GGAAACCTCCCACCCAACACCGGGAATCAATCCAGTGTCAGATGGTAGAAACCATTCGGGCGGGTACATAGCATTCCCTTTGGAAACCTAAAAGGTGATTAACCCTTTCGATATTTCTTTGGTAGCTCTATGCACGTCTGCTGAACCGGGACCAAGAGGCGATCGAGAAACTGTTTCAGCCTACCTACGGATTAAGAGACCATATTATTCTTTCCTAAGGAATAATATAATCTTATCACGAGGATATATCTGAAGCAGGTCTCCAACAAGCAGCTACATAAGCGAGATTTAACTGAATTGACTAATCAAGTCTCACAGTCACATTGACTAGAGCCGGACAGAAGGAAAGAAATCCTTTCTTTTGCACCGTATCTAGAGTCTGAGACCATCGCGGTAACAGTCGGAGATTCTCATTAAAGAGACTCCAACGTTTCAGCGCTGCCATCGGATAATCAATGCGTTCCGTTTTTATGCCACACTCTTGTCCAATCACCATAAGTCGATGGTTATCTCTTGATTTCAATCGAGATGATTCCAGCCTTTTTACTGCGCTCCAGGAAGGAAATCAACTTAAGTGGATTATCCAACCGTGGTTTGCGATCTACATTAAATTTGTAGAACTCTAAGTCCCGTTTGACCTGAGTCAAACGATCATAAAGAGTCAGTAACTCACTTATTGGAAGATGCTCAAAGCGTCCTACCGTCTTCACCGAAGGCACTTCACGATACCTTCCTCAATAAAAGAGGGAAAGCACCACGTCATGTGGTAAAGGCGGTCCAAACGTTTTGGAACACTGGTCTACATAATAGTTAATCCCGTTACGGGACATCTCTATTACGAGCTCAGCAATCCGATCCGTAAGGTAGCCCCTTGCAAAAGCTTCAAATAATCGTGAATGTGATCATATCTTATGAACCCAAACCCGAGGCATCTGAATGGGTAAACCCTTCACATACCTCAGGAGAAGGTCTTCAAAGACCCCTGCTCTCAAATTCCCTACTATTCGACCCCCTATAAACCTAAATGGGTTTTTGGGATCAATCAATAGGTCACACAGAATAGCTAGAGGCAACTGCCCAGATTTAACTATATTAGATGCTGCGAACAGCAAACTATATAGATAACTATCGATATTGGATCACTTCTTATTACCCGTAAGGACTTTAAAAGCTCTTAACGGATGAAGTTTCACCTTTCTCATTAGTAAATCTCAAGCAGTCGAAGCTCTTCCAAACAGTGAGTCTTCGGATCGAAATTGGCGTCAGGAAAAACCTGACACCTCAAACGCTCCAATAGACACACGTTTGGCAAACTCGATTACCGGTCTCTGTGGAGCAATGAGGGACTTTGATTGATTACATTTGACTCCCAGATGGTTCTCCATTACATCTAAGTAATAGAAAGCTACCTGTTTATCAAATATAACAATATCATCCCCTAACACTTCATAATTCTCGTACCATTTGATATTTCTATAGATATAGTAGTTAATCATTTGGAGGATCATATGATGCGTTAGATTTAACATTGCCCATGAAGATAGAGCTCCCATAGGTTGACCAACTGCATACCGGATTTTTATACCTTCTTTTGTCACTCTATCTTGAGGAACAAGTCCTTCTAAAGAAGAAGTGATTTCAGATGAAGGAAGAATATAATCCCGGTCTACAAGTAGATCTGCTCAGGCCTGTCCAAAAGAAGAAGCAGTAACATTATCTTCAGAAGGGGGCGAGCCCCCTCACAAAGAATTTAGAACTGCTATCTGCAATTGGATAGGAAGTCGGTCAGTAGCTGCAGATAGGTCGTAACAATATGCCTGTCCGTAGTACTGAGCCTTCTCTTGAGCACGATGAAATCCGGAGTTTTGGTCATGTGTGGAATCGTTAGGAAACGATTTAAACATACGGAAAAGCGCATCATGTAATGGCTTCAGAATGGACTGAGTCCAAACGTCTACCATCGCAAAAACGCGTACTTTTCCGGCAGCCTCTTTCTTAAGAGCTAACTGCCCCAAAGACTCTCATGATTTCTCAACCATAAGACTCCCCTGTTCATTTATGATCTTGATACCATTCACTACAGATCTAGTTAGTGATGGCCGAGGAATTATATCCTCACCGGAATGCATATCTTGAAAATATCTCGATTGAATTAAACCCTTTCAGGTCATAAATCAATCGTAATATAACGAGAATGATCCGGATCAACATGCATAATTGTACAGTTGAGGTCTCCCGTACCACTTCTTCACATCCATAAGGAATCCTTTTCAGGAGACCCTAGCGGATGGTGAAGCTTTTTGGATACGCTCCAGCCCCAAACTAGCCTGTAATTTCGGAACTTTGACCCGTCTTGATACAAATTGAGAAGTTTTTGCTTCCAATCATGTACATATCAGGGCCAAAGATTCCGAATTACCAGTAAAGGGATCTAAGATGGTAGATAACTTTAACTTCGGAGGACAGGATATTATCCTGTACAATGAAAATATTGTTAAATACCACCTTACAACCGATACTGTGAGCTTATCAAGTTCCCGTCTATCTCTAGACGGAATAAACTTGGGAAGCCCCCGGCATAGTCCAGGTAATGGTAAATCGGGTTCTATCTCTCGCATCGTTTTCAGAGGAACTCCTCCGATAAAACGTTGCAGAGAGACAGTACAAGCTTTAAGATACTTCACAACAAATTCAGGACCATGGTCACGGTTTAACCGTAACACATGATTCCCAAATTTAGTGAGTAGCTGAAGTCTGTTTGAAACCTGACTGCGCTTATACAATATTCGAGAGAATAATCTCCCATATCGTCTAAGAACAGCCAAAAACTCTTTCGAGTTTTTGAGTGATACCATATAACTTTTCTCTGTGATCGGAGCAAAAACGAATTTTAAAGATTCAAATTTGTTTCCGGTTTTCATTGAAAATTTATATTTAGTGGATCTTAAACTTACGTCTAAGGACTAGGTAAAAAGGTACCCAAACCTGGACTTAACAACCGACAGTCAACTGTTTTCACAGAGACTGAGGTTGTTAGCTAGTACCGTTCACCTTCTAGGAGGACCCCGAAAGGGACCTAGAAGCACGGCCCTC